CTAAGAAGGCTGGTGACAAACTTGCCCCTACTGAGAAGAAGGTTAAACGGAAAGCAAGTGCTTACAGTATCAAGTACGGTAAGGCTTTCAAGCGAGTCGCTGGAAAGTACAAACTCAAATCTGGAAAGTGGGCTAAAAACGGATTTAAGCGAGCACAAAAAGCCGCCCACAAACTAGCTAAGACAATGAGATGATATTATGCCTAAAGTTACAGATGCATTAGCAGAACCGTATGGCCGTACAATATCAACTATGATCCCTAGTTTGATATTAGAAAAAGCCGATGCTGATCCACAGTGGACACAGCATCGTAATGGATGGCAAGAAATACCTGCATACCCATTTGGTTCATATTATGAAGATTCAATTGATTTATCGGGTTATGCTTTACAAGATATGACTTTCTTTCCTGAATTGGGATTCTTACAAGAGAGTCCAGTAAGAAGTTTAACCGGCTTTCCACCAGAAGATATGTCTGGTATCTTAGACGCAACAATAATTTCCAGTGTACCATTATTGCCAACTGATATACTTACGCAGTTAGTTTTTGGTAGTGCGCCCGGAATGATTCAACCTAATCATATAAACATTCAAGGAACACAGGATTGGAGTCAAATACTCTATTGTCGTATTCGTAATGATGTGTTAAACAACACTATTACCGGCGGATACCTTCAGCCGTTAGACCAAGGCCAAGTAGGTTCACTAGAACCAACTGCTGCCGATAAATTGTATATTCTTAGAATTGTATTCCCTTACGCCCGAAGTGCTACTATTAGCACTTTTACTTCACTGGTTGCACCTGCTCAAAGAGTAGGATTTAGAGGTATGATGGCAGAAGAGCCTTTAGTCGAATATATGATGAGGCTTAAGCGATCATATGAATTAGCCAATCAGGTGTAAGTATGTCTGAGTTTAGATGGATCCCTTCTAGAGTAATCCGATATTGGAAACCATTGTTTAAACTCGTAGGTGAATCAGCAGAGGTTGGTTTTAAACTTGGAACTGAAGCAGCTAAGTATCAAGGTGAAACTGGAATTGCTGGACAAACTGGTTACGGTGGCGGTGCTTGGACACCCGAAGGTGTGCAGCAAGAAATGAATTATGTTACTGCTGGCGGAATTGGTGGCGGTTTAGTAGTTTAAACATAGAATGCTCCAGGTCGTGAGAACGTCATAAGCATATGAATCCATAGATTGGATTCGAGAACTCGACCAGGAGCATTCTATGTTTCAAATCTGCAGGAGAACTTTGACTTGTTTGTGAACATAATTAGGATTTAGATTTGGAGTGAATCCTTGGAAGACTAGATATTGGACCGTACAGCGAAAGCCTAGAGCCTTGTAACCGCCTTTTTTATTTCGACCATACACTCTAGTGGGTGAATTGGCTCGGTACTTACAAACTTCGACTTGAAGAAATGCAGGGTTAGGAAACATCTCTTCGGCTGCTAGTTGTAGAGCTTTGTAATCGATGAATGCGCGGGGCACTAAATCGACTCCGGTATCTTAGTAGGGTGTGATGTCCATCCACATTCCGGGCATTCTTTTGCTACAGACATAATCTTGTCTTGGCACATGTTGTAATTGTAAACTGTCAAACACCTAGCATTGCATTCGAAACACTTCATTCTTCTTCACTTCCATTAAGAATAATTTTATTCATGAAGACCCACATTGGGTGAGCAGGAATATCCATTCCACAACTATTCCAACACATGAATTGATGACAGTCCAAAATTAAAGTGTATTCTTCCCAATTAACAGTTCGATACACTCCACACGCTGGACAAGGTACTGATGCGTAACTCATTGATTCATCCACTCCAGTATGCACAACACGATTAGTTTCTCATATCCTGTAGGATTATCTGATAATCTATTGACTAAAGTTGCAGCTAGTTTTTTGTTATCGAAATCATTGATGTCGAAAGCATCTTCATCATCAAGTTTAGATCTAATTGCATCTTCGATAAAACTAGAACGAGTATTATTTCTCGCTCTGGATTCTAATTCTCCGACCATTTTGAATGGTAAAAGAACATTAATTTTGGTTTTTCGGCTCATCGGGTTCACTCCTTTCAGTTTCGGGTGGACCCACCCCTATAAGAAGGTATGGAGAAAAGGCCCACTGCGGGGTGGAATTGGCCTTTGCGTCAGCCCACCTGTTCAAGATAAGCAATTGCATTAGTTTATAGTCTTCATTGTGGGACATCCCGGGTATGGCAACAGCAAAGACGGGCAGTTTCTACTTGACAGAAACTATTACTTTACCAGCGGGAACATTAAACGGATCTAGAATCCAAGGAACAATTGATTTGGGTGCATATGTAAATGTAGCAACAGGTCAAGCAATCGCAATCGACCAAGTTGATTTCGTATTTCAGAACGGTGATGACTTTGGCGGAAATGTAGCTACAATGCTACAAGCCGATGGTTCACTAACTACTCAACTTACCGATCTAAACCCAGGAACTGCATTTGTGAGAGCGGACAATCAATCTCTTATTGCATCTGGCGCACTAAACATTGACATTTCAGCAAACTTGGCTACAATGGTTTCAGATTTATACCCAGATAATCACGGTAGTGCTTCACTTAGTGAGAGTTTCATGGTAGTAAACGACAGTTTGCATCTAGTTGCTGGCCCTGATGGAGCCGCTACCGCTGCAGCAGCACCACTGTATATTACCGCTAGAATCCGTTGCAGAGTTGTCAAACTATCCTCTAAGGATTGGATGGCAATAGCGATTCAATCGACAGCCTCAGATAACTGAGGTGATTGATTGGCTTGTGAAACTTGCAAATTACTATCGGAGTTGCTAGAAAGTGCTGGCGTTCCTACTTCACTTGCTAAGAAGGCTGGTGACAAACTTGCCCCTACTGAGAAGAAGGTTAAACGGAAAGCAAGTGCTTACAGTATCAAGTACGGTAAGGCTTTCAAGCGAGTCG